GTCGTTGTCGTTCTCGCCGCCGCCGTCGGGACCGCCGTCGAACAGGTTGCGGATCGGATCGATGCACAGAATGTCCGGGCGTTCGCTCTCGAACGCGCCGAGGATCGCGGCTTCGACCAAGCCAAGGCCACGCCCGTCCAGGATGAGCCGGAGCTTCGGCGTCACGACGAGATTGTCGCGCGCGATGGCGAGCACCGGCTTCGGCAGGCTGAGGCCCTGCAGCCGTTCGCGCAGGTAGTGGTAGTCGATCTCGGCCTGGAGATAGAACACGCGCAGTGGACGCGGCGGCTTGAAGCAGAGGAATGCGGCCCCCGCCGCCATGTGGGCGAGCAGGCTGATGAGGAAATCGCTCTTGCCGACCTTCGGCGCGCCGCCCAGCACCAGCATGCCGCCCGGCGTCAGCACGCGCGGCGCGATGATGTCGGCCGGCATCGGGCTCGTGTCGTCGATCAGCGCGCCAAGTGTGAAGGCAGGGATGGATTTGACCGGTGCGGAGCTGAGCGTCAGGCCGGGTCCGTTGCGAGCCACATGCCGGCGCCAGAGCCGATCGAATTCCGCATCGATGCGTTCCGGCGGCCAGGGCGGATCGAGGCAGGCCTGGTTGAACTCCTGGATCGCGCGGCGCGCCTCGTCCTCGGTCTCGCGCCCTTCATGAACGAGCCGGACATGATGGCCGATCGCCATGCTGGCCGCTTCGAAGCGGGTGACGGGATCGACGCCGCCTGCTCGGGTGCGACGGGACAGAACGTCATCGAGCGTCGGCTTGTCAGGCGTTGCGTGCGTCTCTATGGGCGGTGCGAGACCCGGAAGCGCCGGCATCGCCTCGACCGCGTCGACGAAATCGCGCAGGTCGATCTCGGCTGCCGAGCTCTCACGGATGGCGACGAGACGCGAGGCACCGCCCTTGAAGTAGACCGATCCCGCGACGCGGATCGGCTGATGTGCCGAGCGGAAATGCGGGTCGCCGCCGACCTTGTCGGCGATCAGTCCACGTAAGCCGCAGACGAGATCAACGTCCGCGCCTTCGGCGGGTTCATTCAGCCGCCACCAGACATGCAGCTTCGGAGCGCCGGTCTCCGCGCGCCCACCGCTTTCAACGACCATCACCGGCTGAGGCAGGTACCGCCTGAGGTGAGCGAGCTTCTGCTCGACATCGCCGGAGTCGAGGTCGACGACGATGGTCTGGATCTGCCGTACGTCCTCGGCCTTAGCCTGACCCTGCTCAGCAACCGTTCCGGGCACGACATAGAGCGCCGCGCCTTCGCGCGCGGCCCAGATGGCCGAGGTCAGGATCTTTGAGGCGGCCTCGCGATCGGCTTCCATCCAGGCTGTGTGGGGGCGACCCGAGCTTCCCTTCTCGGCAAGACCGCGCACAGGGATCAGCCCATCGCAATAGCCGAAGACACGGTCGATGAAGAGCGCGATGGCTTCGCGGTCCGGCACGAGCACGGCCTCGGCCGCATGTTGGGCATCGCTGGATCGCAGGTTCGCGTCAGCGCTCATCCGGGCAGCCTCCAGCAACGCTCGGCCCATGGGCAGAAGCGGCACTCGAAGTGCGTCGGGTCGTGCGCGATGCGCGGCAGCAGTTCGTGCGCGTCGGTCGCGCGCAGGATGCGCACGGCGCGGTCGCTCGCGGCCTGCGCCCGCCCGGCGTCGAATGGCACGAGTTCGTGGTGAAGCTCGGCGGTGTCCTTGTTGATGGCGGTGAAGAGCGCGGGGTGTTCCGAGACGCCCGGCAGCGCGGGCTCCAGATAGGCCTGATAGATCGCGATCTGGACGGCGTAGATCGGCTTCGCCAGGACGACGCCCTTGGCGATGGTCTCGCGCCACGCCTTGGCGTTCATCGTCTTGCATTCCCAGAGCGCGGGAACCCGAAGCGTGGGTATGTCGGGAGCGCCGAACACCACGCCGTCGACATGGCCGCGGATGCGCCCGCCCGCGACGGAGAAGCCGATCTGGCCGCCATCGTTCTTGCGCGTGACGAGATCGAGGCCGCTCGCCCGAAGCCAGCGGATGGCGACCTCTTCGAGAGCATGGCCGATCTCGAAGATCCGGAGCGTCCGGCCGTCGAGACCCGCGCCGGGATCACGGGGTGTGTCCGTGAACTCGAACTGAAGTGCGCGGTCGCAGGCGACGCCGAGACGAGATGCGCCGAGATAACCGCGCGCCAGGACCGCCGCGCGTTCGCCAGCCAGCGCCGCATCGATGCGCTGGTTGAGGTGGTCGGCAAAAGTTGTGCGCGAATTGAAGTCGAGCATCAGAACGGAATCTCCATGCTCGCCTGCGCGGCGCTCGCCGCCATCGCTTCCTGAAAGCTGCCGACGGCGGCTTCGATCAGGGTCAGCACCTGCGTTTCTGAGAGGCTGGCGAGCGGCGTCGTCCAGCCGATCTCTTCCATGAGATCGGCGACGGGCCGGAGCGCTGCACGCATGGCGGCGCGTTCCTGTTCGGTCAGATCAACCACGGAACGCCTCCGTGCCGACGAGGACCAGAAGGCCTGACAGGTGATCGAGCAAAACCAGCGCTCCGGGCGCGGCCGGCTCGTACGGAAGGGCTCGCGCCAGCCAAAGCCGTAGCTCGGTCGCTTTGCGACCGAGCGTTCCTGGCCAAGAACGGCGCGGCGGAGCCGCGCCTATGATGGTCTCCAGCAAACGGCACAGGGGATGCCCTTCGGGTGCCAGAGACGCTCCCGGTCCGACATCGGTTGCGACGACGGGTTCATGGGCGACATCCGTCATTACGCCGCCCTCGCAACGGTCTCGCGATCGGCCCCGAACACGAGCCGACGGATCGCCGACTTGTTGAACTGGAAGGCGATCAGCGCGGAGGCCTGGTAGCGGGTCAGACCGAAGTCGTGGCGGTACTCCATCGGCAGCAGCGCCAGCTGTTTGTCGGTCGCGGGCTGCGAGAGCCACCGGCGGGTCTTGTGCGCGGTCTCGTCGCTCTCGTGCTCGTTCAGCCAGTCATCGGCTGAAGCCAGACAGACCATGCGCTCGCCAGCGCCGACGAGCGTGGGCGGTTGGCCCTGTCGGCCGCCCACCGCGTACCGGCGCCCGTTCAGGAAGAAGACGCCCGCCCACGCGGCGAAGCCGGTGGCGACAAGCGCGGCGTCGTCGCCGAACAGATCGCACCACTTGAAGCTCGACCGCTTAAGGAGATCGATCTCGCTCATCACGAAGTCGCCGAGCGGCTGCGGCGCATCCGGGGCGTCGTCGCAGGTGAAGGCATGGCTGCAGAGCGGGCACTCCCGCGACGAGAGCGGGATGATCGCCTCGCAGGACGGGCACGTCTTGCTAGGCGCTTCCCCGGTCGGCTCGCGGCCGTCGAGATCGACATCCTGCTCCAGCGAGCCGTGCAGGAGCGTGGACGTGCCGAAGTCCAGGACAACACAGTCTGTCTTGACGATGCCCGGGTGTTCCTGCGGGTTCACCGTGCGCAAGCCGCGGCCGACCATCTGGACCATGGTCGAGCGATAGGAACTCGGTCGCAGCAGCACGACGCAGGAGGTCGGCGGGTGGTCCCAGCCCTCGGTGAGGACCGCCACGTTGACGATGACGCGCGCTCGGGCCTCGGCGAAGTCGGCGAGAGCGGCCTTGCGGCTCGCCTCCGCCATCTCGCCAGTGACCAGCACCGTCGGCACACCGGCCTCAGGGAAGGCGTTCGCCACGGCGGTGGCGTGGGTGACATCGGCGCAGAACACGACCGTCTGCCGGTCGCCCGCCTTCTCGCGCCAATGGCGGATGACGGCTTCCGTCACCGGCGTCCGGTTCATCACCTTGGCGACTTCGGCCATGTCGAAATCATCGGCGGTCTTGCGGATCCGGCCGAGATCGGACTGGACCCCGACGTCGATCACGAAGGTTCGTGGCGGCACGAGGTGTCCGGAGGCGATCAGCTCTCCGATCCGGATCTGGTCGGCGACATTCGAGAAGACCGGGCGAAGGCCCTTGCGATCGCCACGGTTCGGCGTCGCCGTCACGCCATAGATCAGCGCCTTCGGGTTGCGCGTCTGGACCCGGTCGATGATGCGCCGGTAGCTGTCGGCGGCGGCATGATGCGCTTCGTCGATGACGAGAAGATCGAGGGCCGGGAGTTGGTCGAGATTGCTTTCGCGCGCGAGCGTCGGCGCCATCGCGAAGGTGGCGCGCCCCTGCCAGGACTTCTCGCTCGCATCGACCACGGAGGTCGACAGGCCCGGATTGACCCGGGCGAACTTGGCGCGGTTCTGCGCCGTCAATTCGTCGCGATGCGCGAGCACGCAGGCCTTCGCGTCGCTCCCTTTCAGGATCTCGCCGACCACGCCGGACAGCATGATCGTCTTGCCGGCGCCCGTGGGCGCCACGCCGATCGTGTTGCCGTGGCTGCGCAGCGCCGCGACGCTGCGCTCCACGAAGAGCTTCTGGCGGGGGCGAAGCAGCATGGCGTCGCCTCACTGCGCCCATGAGGGACGCATGCCAGCCGCCGGAGCCGCCGCAGGCTGGGCTGCCATCGGCGCAGCGCCGCCGCTCTGGAACCCGAAGGACTGCGCCACCGGTCCCATGACCCCGGTGTATTCCTTGTGGTCGGGCGTGACGGCGGTCCGGATCTCATTCTTCGGATCGCCATTGGTGTCGGTGCCGACATCGATCTTGGCGACGAACTCGATGCCATCGAGATCGGCGAAGCCGCGGATGCGCCGGGCGGACTGGGCCTGCGGGGAGACGTCCTTGTCGGAAATGCCGCGCGCCGAGTTGAGGATCGAGCGCACCAGCGCCCGGCCCATATTGCCCCAGTCGGGGCCCTTTGGGCTGTAGAGCCCGATCAGCGAGAAGATCTTGCGCCGGGCGTAAGGGCCTTCGAGCACCGTGAACTCGGCATTGAGGTAGACCGCGCCGGTGGATCCGCGCGTCGCATAGCCGCCGGTCCACCCCTGGCTCGGGTCGTCGTAGCCGCCAGGGCGGATCGAGAGGCGAACCTTGGCGATCGCGCCCTTTGGGATAACGCTGGTGGTCGACCTGGCGTCGTTGAAATCACTCCAGTTGGACATGATGGATCACTCCTTGGTCTGGTCGTTCGAAGCGGCGTGGGATGGGGCGGAGGCCGGCAGGCGGCCGGAGAAGTCGAGCGGCTGGCGCGACGGCCCGCGGATTTTCGCCATCAGCCGGCCGAGATGCGGCTCCTCGACCATGTCGAGGCGGCCGCTGCGATCCTTTGCGGGAAAGCCGAAAGGGTTCAGGGTCTGACAGATGAAGGCGCGGCGGTTCGTGCCGTCCTCGGCCTTCACCTCCGCCCCAGTCCGCGAATGCGGACCAATGTCCGCAAGGGTCAGGACCTCATCGACGATGCCGGGCAATTTGAGGCCGGTCTTGGAGCCGTCGATCTGGGGCGAGAAGACGCGCCGATTGAAGTCGTCGAGCCGCTCATCGAGAATGCCCACAAGCCAGACATTCCTGGCTCTGGCGTGCTGCAGCTGAGTGAGCCAGCCGATCATCTCCCGGCCGTGGAGACCGTAGGCGCCGCGCATGTCGGGCTTGCCGGTCTTCTCTGACATCGCCTCGGGTTGCCCGCGACACCACTGGAAGCAGAGCCGGCCGGCGACGGTGATCGAGTCGACGAAGATCGTCTCGTAGCGATCGAGCACGCTCGCCGGCCCGAAGCGGTCGGC